GAACATCGGCTCCCTGATGGACCACATCGAGCCGGTGTTCTTCGCCGACGCCAAGGTGAAAAAGATCACCTGGAAGCCGCTCGAAGGCGGCAGCGTGGCCATGAGCTTCACCGTCTCGGTGCTGCTGGACGAAGACGAAGCGGCCGAGCTGCTGTCGGCATGGATCCGCGGCGAGGTGCGTCTGACCCTCACGCCGCCCAGCGCCGCACCGCAGCAGGAAGACCTCGCCGCGTAACGCATTCCCCCGCCCGCCCCCTGCGGGTGCCTGCGCCGGCCAGGCCTTCCACAAAGCCGGCACCTCATTTCATGTCGAGAAAATACCCGTGAACCAGATCGTCACCATCGAGGATTCGGTCTACGGCACCAAGGATTCCTTTGCCTCGGTGCTGACTGATCGGTCCATCAACTTCGACCGCGAGGCGGAGTTCGCCCTGCAGACGCTGTACGGCAACGACTACGCGATGAAGATCGCGATGCAGAACCGGGCGTCGGTCATCGCGGCCGTCGTCAACATCGCGGCCATCGGCATCAGCCTGAACCCGGCGAAGAAGCAGGCCTACCTGGTCCCGCGCGACGGCAAGATCTGCCTGGACATCAGCTACATGGGCTTGATGGATCTGGCCATCGACTCGGGGTCGATCCGCTGGGGGCAGGCTGAGTTGGTCTACGAGAGCGACCTGTTCGAGCTGGTCGGGGTGGACAAGGAGCCAATCCACAAGCGGGCGCCGTTCAGCCGCAACCGCGGCGAGATAGTGGGCGCCTATGTGGTGGTGAAGACGCCCGAAGGCGATTACCTGACCACCGCAATGTCCGTGGATGAAATCAACGAAATCCGGGATCGCTCGTCGGCATGGAAGGCGTGGATCTCGAAAAAGAAGTCCTGCCCGTGGCTGACCGATTGGGGCGAAATGGCGAAAAAGACCGTCGTGAAGCGCGCCTACAAGTACTGGCCGAAGACAGAGCGCCTGGACACCGCGATCCACCATCTGAACACCGATGGCGGCGAGGGGCTGGCGGTGATCGAGCAGCAGACGCAGAGCCGCGGCGCCCTGCCGCCGCCGGCGGACACCGAGGAACGCATCGAGCTGTATGCCAGCCTGCAGGACATTGCCACCGGCGGCGTCGATGCGCTCGGCGAGGCGTGGGGCAAGCTGACCAAGGAGCAGCGCGCCATGATCGGCCAGGCCGGGCTGGCCGCGCTGAAGGCTGAGGCCGAGAAGGCGGATGCGGAAGTGGTGCAGGCCGAAGGCCGTCCCACTGTCATCGACCTGATCGACCAGGATATCGAGCGCAGGGAGGCCGCAGGATGCGCCTGATTCACTGCGACCAGGGTAGCGACGCTTGGCACAACGCCCGCGCCGGTGTCATCACCGCCAGCATGTTCGCCACCGCGCGCTCGCGCGTGGGCGAGCTGACCGACCAGCAGCGCACCTATGTGGATGCGGTGCTGGCCGGCATGGCTCCCAAGGCTGCTGCGGAGGCAGCCGGCTACAAGGCCGTGCCGAAGTCGGCAGTGATCGAGAAGGCGCTGGCCGGAGAGCCCATCGGCGACTTCAGCGAGGCGTCGAAGAACTACGCGTTCCGTCTGGCGATCGAGCGCATCAGCGGCGAGCCCCTGGACGAGGGTTTCGAAACCTACGCCATGCGCCGCGGCCATGAGCTGGAACCCTTCGCGCGCGCCGAGCATGAGGTGCAGTCCGGCCTGCTGGTGAAGCGCGCCGGGTTCGTGTTGAGCGACAGCGGCGACTACGGCTGCTCGGCGGACGGCTTCATCGGCGAGGACGGCGGCAGTGAATACAAGTGCTTCATCAATCCGGAGAAGCTGCGCGCCTTCCACATCGACAACGATGCGAGCGAGGTGTTCGAGCAGGCCCAGGGCTGCATGTGGCTGACCGATCGCCAGTGGTGGCACATCGGCCTGTACTGCCCGGCGCTGGCCGCCGTGGGCAAGCAGCTGTGGTGGCGCCGCTTCGACCGCGACGAGGCTTTCATCGGCAAGCTGCGCGCCGACTTGGAACCGTTCCGCCAGATGGTGGTCGGGTTCGAGCAGAGCCTGCGCGCTGGTGATCACCAGCAGGTGGCCGCCTGATGGACGTCGCCATCTACCCCTACCACGCCAAGAGCCTGCGCCGTGCCGGCCAGGCCCGCGCGCAGCTGTTCGCCCATGTGATCGAGGGCAAGCGCTACACCACCTCGCAGGTGGCCGAGATCCTGGACATATCCCACAGCGCCGCATACGAGCGGATCAAGCGGCGCCCGCACCCGCTGACCTGGGCCGACCTGCAGAAGGTGCGCATGCCATGAAGACCTGCACGAAGTGCCACCGGTACCTGCCGCTGATCGCCTTCCCCCGCGCCGGCAAGCGCGGCCACGAACCGGCCTGCACGCCCTGCCAGAACGACGACCGGCGCCTTCGCGCGCCGCTGCCGCCGATCGTGCGCAACCCGCTGCAGGTCCGCCTCAACAACACCTTCAACCTGTGGCACGGGCCAGTGCGCCGCGTGCCGCTTCGGAGCCACGCATGAACGATGAGCAGGAGAAGCGCGCCGAGCAGCGCGGTTACGCCAAGGGCTACGCGGCCGGGAAGCGCCGACGTGCCAAAGCCGTCAACTACGAGCATCAGCAGCAGCAGAATGCCGCACGGTTCGATCGCTTCATGTGCGCTGCTATGACAGGCCTGATCGCCTATGGCGGCTGGCAGACCGGCGGTAAGCCCAACAAGTCGGCCACGGACTTCGCCGGCACGGCTGCTGAAATCGCTACGGCCATGATGAAGAAGGCCGCTCGTCCATGACCAGCATCCACGTACAGCCGACCTTCGACCTGGCCACGCAGGCCGAGAAGGACCGCCAGCGGGCCGAAATCGCCGACGACGTGGCTCGCTGGCAGGCAGCAGGCGGCAAGGTCCAGAAGCTCGGCAACAGCCCCATCGACCGATCCACCATCAGCCGCCGACAGGCGGTCGAGGGTGGCCACGACAGCCGCACGAAGAAGGGAGCCCGCGCATGACCACCGACAACAAGACCCTGGCGGACGCGCAGCCCGGTGGGAGGGTGAGGCTGGGGGATGCTCTGTTGCCCTGCCCTCTCTGCGGAAACGATGCCGAGTTCGTGCCCTACAAGAACAACGGACTCACCCTGAAGTGCAAGAGCATGGGCTGCATCCAGCGGCACCAGCGCACCCTCCGCTACGGCATCGAATGGTTGCGGACCTCGATGACAGAACACTGGAATACGCGTGCCCTCTCCGCCCAGCCCTCCCCGGGTGGTCAGGGGGATGCGCTCCAGATCCTCGCGAACTATCTATGCGTCCCGGTGTGCGACCTCGACATGGAGGATACGATGAGCCTGCAGGGTGCTGTGGAAGCTATTGATCTCGCTCTCGACCCCCGCCAGCCGGTTCGCATCTACGGATGCTGCGCCCAGCCGGAGGGTGAGCTGCACACCGCCGAATGCCCGAACATGCGGCACCTCGCCGCCCGCCAGCCGGTGGGGGAGCCGGTGGAAATGTCCCCTGAGTTCACCGACACGGCGCGCGCAGCCATCGCATGGGTGCTGTGGCACCACCAGGGCGGCAGCAGCCCTGTTGGCCAGCCGCTGCGTTTCGCCCTTGGGATGGGGCAGCACGACCGGATGACCGATCATCAGATCGCAGAGGCGAAGCGATTTGCGGCATGGGCCGGCGCCACCACCGAAGGATTCCACCGCCGCGACCCCGCGCAGGCCGTGGACCTGGGCGCGCTACAGGGTGTAGCGGCCGAGTACCAGAAGTGGATCGAGTTCCACTCTGCTGGCAACGGGGACTATGACGACTTCCTGCGCATGCACGTCTTCTCTGACAGCCAGGCGGTGGGCAAATGATCGCCGACACCGAGCAGGCCTCGCCCCGATACGTGGTGCTGAAGGCATCCGGCAGCCGGTACGCCTACGTCAACGACACCCACGAACGCCGCACGGTGACGCGCTGGGACATCCTGAAGCCGAACGGCTGGGACAAGGCTGAGCTGCAGTGCAAGCGACTCAACGAAGAGCATGAGCGAGGCCAGACCAATGGCTGACCAGCTGCTCACCGCTGCAATGGTCCACGTGTTCGCCCTGGCCGGGTTCCTGGCCGGCATCGCCACCCTGTGGGCGATCAGCCGCGCATGCCGCGCCGCGCGCAATGGGCTGCGCTGGTGCTGGCGACAGATCACGCAACACCACTCAACAACGACAGGAGACTTGCCATGACCGCCGCTGCCAACAACACCGTTTCCCGCGACAACGAAGACCAGATCATGCTCGATCTCGCCGATTTCATCGCAAAGAGTGCGCATCCAGAAGATCCGCGCCTGGAAGTGGCTTATGCCATCGCGCGCTACCTGAAGCTGGATTGGCCATCCGCCTATGAATACGCCTGACCAGCTTCGATCCTTCGCCCGCTCGATCCTCGACCGCAAGCTGCGCGCCGGCTGGCGTCGAGAGCAGATCCTGCGCATCGAGTACGAAGGATTCACCGGGCCGGCGCACGCCGGATACCTGATCTCGGCCGGAAAGATCTCGGTGTGCCAAGAGAACCAGTACCTGATCCGCCACACCGACGCGTGGGCCGTGACGTTCCGCATGGCCGACCTGCTGCGTGATGACCCCGCACCGCCGCCGGCGCTGCCGGCCCAACTGGACCTATTCGCATGAACACCGCCACCGAGCAGCTGCGCGCTGCGCTGGCCACGAACTGAAGGAGGACCCGATGGGAGCTGCTGAAAAGCTGGACATCGTCGGAAAGGACTGGCTGACCGTGGACGAGGCCGCGCACTACTGCGGCG